CGGGTCAAAGGTTTCGGCCATTTCCTGAATATCCTGCGCACTGATGACACGCCCGTCACAGGTGTCACCCTCAACGCCGATACGAAAGAATTTTGAGACTTTTTTTGCCATTGTCAGGAGTCCTGAATAGTGATTAGAGGAGTCACATGTCGGCATCAGTTTCCCGACGATGCGCATCCTCCGCCATCAGTCCCGGATGGCTTATCACTGACACAACAGCACCTTAGCGAATCGCGGGGCGCGACTCAGTAGCCTTGCCGTGTATTCATCACGGCGAGGTATTCATGACCATCACCACAGACACCACTCTTTTACACGACCCGCGTCGTCAGGCGGCGCTGCTGTACTGGCAGGGGTTTTCCGTGCCGCAGATTGCCGCCATGTTGCAGATGAAACGCCCGACAGTGCAGAGCTGGAAACAGCGCGACGGCTGGGACAGCGTTGCCCCCATCAGCCGTGTCGAAATGAGTCTGGAAGCGCGGCTGACCCAGCTCATCATCAAACCGCAGAAAACCGGCGGTGACTTCAAGGAAATTGACCTGCTCGGACGCCAGATTGAACGACTGGCACGGGTAAACCGCTACAGCCAGACCGGCAACGAGGCAGACCTTAATCCGAACGTCGCTAACCGCAACAAAGGCGGGCGGCGCAAACCGAAAAAGAATTTTTTCAGTGACGAGGCCATCGAAAAGCTGGAGCAGATTTTCTTTGAGCAGTCTTTCGACTATCAGTTGCACTGGTATCGCGCCGGGCTTGAGCACCGCATCCGCGATATCCTGAAATCCCGCCAGATTGGCGCAACGTTTTATTTTTCCCGCGAGGCGCTGCTGCGCGCCCTGAAAACCGGTCATAACCAGATTTTTCTGTCGGCCAGTAAAACGCAGGCGTATGTGTTCCGCGAATACATCATCGCCTTTGCCCGGCTGGTTGACGTTGACCTGACCGGTGACCCGATTGTCCTGGGCAATAACGGCGCAAAACTGATTTTTCTCGGCACCAACTCCAACACCGCGCAGAGCCATAACGGCGACCTGTACGTCGACGAGATTTTCTGGATCCCGAATTTTCAGGTACTGCGTAAGGTGGCATCAGGTATGGCCTCACAGAGTCACCTGCGTTCGACCTATTTCTCCACCCCGTCCACGCTGGCGCACGACGCCTACCCGTTCTGGTCGGGTGAACTGTTTAACCGGGGACGCGCCAGCGCCGCCGAACGCGTGGAAATCGACGTCAGTCATAACGCCCTTGCCGGTGGGCTTCTCTGTGCGGACGGCCAGTGGCGGCAGATTGTCACCATTGAGGACGCCCTGAAAGGTGGCTGCACGCTGTTCGACATTGAGCAGCTCAAACGTGAAAACAGCGCCGACGATTTTAAAAACCTGTTCATGTGTGAATTTGTTGACGACAAGGCGTCGGTGTTCCCGTTCGAGGAGCTGCAACGTTGCATGGTCGACACGCTGGAAGAATGGGAAGACTATGCGCCGTTTGCCGCGAATCCGTTCGGCTCCCGCCCGGTATGGATTGGTTACGACCCGTCACACCGTGGCGACAGCGCCGGATGCGTGGTGCTGGCACCACCGGTGGTGGCCGGTGGCAAATTCAGAATACTTGAGCGTCACCAGTGGAAAGGCATGGACTTTGCCACCCAGGCGGAATCCATCCGCAAACTCACCGAAAAATACAACGTCGAATACATCGGAATTGATGCCACCGGCCTCGGTGTCGGCGTGTTCCAGCTCGTGCGCTCGTTCTATCCCGCCGCGCGCGATATCCGCTACACGCCGGAAATGAAAACCGCAATGGTGCTCAAGGCAAAAGACGTTATCCGCCGTGGCTGTCTGGAATATGACGTCAGCGCCACCGACATCACCAGCTCGTTTATGGCTATCCGCAAGACCATGACCAGCAGCGGACGCAGCGCCACCTATGAGGCCAGCCGCAGCGAGGAAGCCAGCCACGCCGACCTCGCCTGGGCGACCATGCACGCCCTGTTAAATGAGCCACTCACCGCCGGTATCAGCACCCCGCTGACATCCACCATTCTGGAGTTTTACTGATGAGCAAGAAAAAAGGGAAAACACCGCAACCTGCGGCAAAAAAAATGACCGCCAGCGCCCCGAAAATGGAGGCATTCACCTTTGGTGAGCCGGTGCCGGTACTCGACCGCCGTGACATTCTGGATTACGTCGAGTGCATCAGTAACGGCAGATGGTATGAGCCGCCGGTCAGCTTTACCGGTCTGGCAAAAAGCCTGCGTGCTGCCGTGCATCACAGCTCACCGATTTACGTCAAACGCAATATTCTGGCTTCAACGTTTATTCCGCATCCGTGGCTTTCCCAGCAGGATTTCAGCCGCTTTGTGCTGGATTTTCTGGTGTTCGGTAATGCGTTTCTGGAAAAGCGTTACAGCACCACTGGTAAGGTTATCAGGCTGGAACCCTCTCCGGCAAAATATACCCGCCGTGGTGTGGAAGAGGATGTGTACTGGTGGGTGCCGTCCTTCAACGAGCCGACAGCCTTCACGCCCGGCTCCGTGTTTCACCTGCTGGAGCCGGATATTAATCAGGAGCTGTACGGTCTGCCGGAATATCTCAGCGCCCTTAATTCTGCCTGGCTGAATGAGTCGGCCACGCTGTTCCGCCGCAAGTATTACGAAAACGGCGCTCATGCCGGATATATCATGTACGTCACCGATGCCGTGCAGGATCGCAACGATATCGAAATGCTTCGCGAAAACATGGTCAAGTCGAAAGGCCGCAACAACTTTAAAAATCTGTTTCTCTATGCCCCGCAGGGGAAAGCCGACGGAATTAAAATTATCCCGCTCAGTGAAGTGGCAACGAAGGACGATTTTTTTAATATCAAAAAAGCCAGCGCCGCTGACCTGCTGGACGCGCACCGCATCCCCTTTCAGTTGATGGGCGGCAAGCCGGAGAACGTCGGGTCGCTGGGTGATATTGAGAAAGTGGCAAAGGTCTTTGTCCGCAATGAGCTTATCCCGCTACAGGACAGGATCCGCGAGATAAACGGCTGGCTCGGTCAGGAGGTCATCCGCTTTAAAAACTACTCACTGGACACTGACAACGGCTGAACATCGCCGCCTGCGGGCGGCTTTTTTACACCCCGTCATCACGCCCTCACACGCTCACCACCGCACAAAACACCCCGCAGACACACAACGCCTCAACGGGCAGACTAAGCGCCTTCACGACGCGCTCAGACGCTGAAAAAATAAAATCAGCACCACCGCCAGCGCGCAGTGCTTTCCCCGCCTCGCCCGCCCGCTTCATGGGGCGGTTTTAATGCAGGTGCATGATATCTGCCGTAGCCAGTCAGGGCAGGCTGATTTTAGCCAAAATAATTCGTAAAACCTCATGCATTTTCATGCACCAAACTCATGCATGGCTATCTTAAAACTTGATGGTATTTAATAAAACGCGAAAAGCCACACACTTTGTAGAAATAGCAGAAACCTTTGCCTTATCCTGCTTCCTTGCCTGAGACTCAAAATCATCACCTGTTATAATATCAAAAAGTTCGTCATGAAAAACCCTTAACTGAGCTTCAATATCCTTTCTTTTCCATCGCGACTCTTGCTGAACATATATTGTTATAGTCGAATTTATTATATTTAAACTCGCCTTAATTCTCATTTCCTCTTCTAAGAGAGACTTCGCCGACTTTTTTGAATACCCCTTCAACCAATAACTAATAGCATCAGAACGCAACTCATTAACCACATCTGAAATACTCTCCAGGAGTTTGGTTTTAGTCTCCCGTTTAACAACAGAACGCCAATGGACTTTATTATATGCAAATGCGGCAGTGGCCGCACAAATAGTACTAATAAGAGCCGTAATAAGTGATGACGATAAAATAGGCGTTTCAGGTGGATGCCGTATTGCATCAACAATATTAGAACTAGCTACTTCAATTATCGTATTAATGTCCTTAACTGCATGAGTAGCACTCAGGCCTTCTTCATTATCCTTCTTGATAAAAAGCAAACTAGGTGAGAACTCACCAGAACCCTCACCTAAAATAAACATCGGATTATTCGACTGTTGGCTCATATCGTTTCGAATTAAACTGCGCCTCGTTGATATATTGTTCTATTTTCTTTTTATAGAAATCAAAATCAGGATTAGTATATTTAATTTCAATTTTAGACAATAACTCATTGGCATGCATATATCCATATTTTACCATGCCCGCAAAGCCCTCCACCAAAAAAGACGAACCATATCCTTCGACATCATCATCGATGACTATCTGCAATTTTTCCCCAGCAGAAAGCAAGCTTAGACGCTTTCTTAAGAAATCTTCTCTAAACCGTTCACCACTTGCTGTCCCGTCAGTACGATAGCGGCCTCTGGGAACTTTCGAGAACTCTGAACCAATCTTCAATGTTTTCATGAGGCTAGCAACCAATCTAGTAATCATAGCTTTGTACTCCATACTATAAGTGTACCACAAACAGGCAGAGCGAAGCTTACTGATTTTACCTCAGATTTTTTATCATGTTGTGAGTATTTGTAAAGGCCTTTACCACTCATAATTGAAAGATAACCTTCACCACGTTGCTTTATGAACTCCAACAAGTCCTGCAAGCCTTTACCCCGATCCTCTTCCCCCGTACTAGAACGTTTGATTTCAACTGCAGCCTTTAACAATTGTTCATCTCTTTTTCGTTCTGCAAGCGGTAACTTCGAAAGGTAATTTAAAACCTTTTCATGGAGTTTAGATTCCGGCAAAGACCCAGGAATTGTAATACCTTGATCATAAAACACTACTTTTATTATTCTACTTGAACTATCATATGAAGCAGTTAAATACCATTTTTTATCATGCTCATGATAGCCTTTATTATCTGGATAAGCATGATGAACAACATTTGTAATAGCTTCGGACAAACCACTGTATAGGAAAGTCCATTTACCAAGGTCTTCTCCCACAATACGCTTTATTTCTTTTTTTAAATGCTGAGTTTTTTCATCATCATGTAAATGTCCTTTCATATACTTAACAAAACGAATATTACTTGGTTCCTTTTCTTTTTCAAGCTCAAAACTATCTTTATTTCTAAATAAGTCAAAAAAACCCAATTCATCAAATTGAGAGAGTATGTTTTTATTCCACGTTTTCACTTTTGGGCGAATGCGTTGCCTTACCGAATCATCCCATTTTGATAATTCCGCGGTCAATACCAATGCGGCAGATGCAGAAATATATTCAATCTTCGAAAAGTCAACAAAACAAAGACGGTAACATTGGTTATTAAATATCTTCCGCCCCGTAAGATGCCTAATCGTTTGTATGGCTTGCATTGTACGATGGTAATTACTTGAAAAGTTCATCTTTTTAGGTAAAGTAAGGAAAAGGTCTCTATTTTTCCTTATTTCGCAATTTAATCCATCTTTAATTTGCGCATTTATCCAACGATTTATTTTTGATGCTTTTGAAATAGGATTAATCTTAGAGCGCCCTGCAGATACAACATCTCTTCCTGTACGATGTAAATAGGATCGTAAAATATCTCTCTCTCTTTCTCTCTTGGTTATTTTTTTCATCTTCCCCCCTTAGAAAACTGACGCATTTAACAGCTTTTTTATCATTTTTTCAATCAGTTGTATCAATTTTTGATGTGCGCATCAAACTTCTCAAACCCACACAAACACAAACTATCTCGCCCATCCCCTCTAGCCAACCTCAAAACTGTACATAATATGCTCTTTTCCCCGCAAGGTTATGCGCGAGCCACTCATTCAGCATTAACTTATCATTACAAAACATAATCAGATTGGGCGTTGGCTAGCCCTTCCTTTGAATACCATCAATTCCCGTGAGTAATCTTTTAATCTCTTCCTAAGAACTGTCATCACCTCAGCATCATTCCAACTAACCACCCCTATATCAATCAAATCCAACACTGCTGCAGCGTGCTCAGAAGGTGTGGGAGCCGGTAACGAAGTATCACCACCAGTGAGCTTTCCACAGTTATTGACAGGACTCCGAGGCGCGGCGATGCCGCTTTTTAAAGTTAAAGGCTCCACGACCGGAACTTTCGGAACAATGCGCCAGTCCGTCGTTCTGGTGATATGAATATGACGCGCGCCGAGATGCGGCGCGTAAATGCCGACCACTCTCTCGACTTCTTCCTCGTACTCGTTAACTTCATCCGACGGGCTACGGGCGACTCTGACAGTCTGGCAATCGCGCGGAACATTTGCCCCACCCTGCGCACTGATATACAACGCAAAATCGCCACTGTCTGCGGCAGCGCGTGCAGCCTCGACGCGTTCGTCAAACTCATCAGCAATGCTGACGCCGCGAGGCAATTTGCGTAGTTCACGGTAAGCCCCCATTGTCGGCAGACCAACCGTTTTAAATTGCGGGATGCGCCACGTTGACGCCCATGCAGTAACAGCCGCGGCAGTATCTTTCAGAGGTCTGCCGGTATCGTTATCGAGCTGACCATCCAGTGCATAGCCGTCGATATTTTTTGAAATGTATTTCGCGATATACCCCGCAGCACCGCCCCGGTTAAGGTGTTTCGCCTGAAAACGGTTTCGCTCGGCTCCTCTTTCGTCGCCATCCTCTTTGAGCGCGTAGCGACGCATGGTTTCGATAATCTGGTTACGCTGACGTGGATTACAAAAAAGCATCATATGCCAGTGCGGCGTTCCGTCGTGGTGTGGCTCGACGACACGCAAACCGTAGACCTGTAAATCATTATCCTTGAATGCCGTGCGCATCAGGCTCCAGATGCGGCAGAGATAACGCTGCGCATCCTTTGGATTAAATGCCTCATCGTTCCAGCCGTGATTTAGCTGGACGGTTTTACTTTCGCCTTTTCCGACCTGACGTGTCGGGTGATACTTTGACGGCGCGGTCAGCGTGATAAACATCCCCACATCACCCTCTGCGGCGGCGTAACGCTCAATACCGGCAATGGTGTTCATCAGCTCCATCCGGCGAATTTCAGGATTAGAAATACTTCCCATCACCTTACTGATAAGGTCGATGCGCTCGCCGGTTTCCCTGTTTTCAAGGTCACACGATTTAAGAAATTCCAGATTTGCCTGGCGGCGCGCACGCACATCACGAATGGCATGTTTACTGGCATAAGGAGAACGGTCTTTATTCACCTCCCCGACAGCAATCAGTAACGCCTCATGCCAGCGCATACGCTGACCTTTAAGCTGATGAGTCCACCACTCATCGTTAAACAGACGGGCAATGGCAGAATATGCCTGCCTCGTGGTCATCTGTCCTTTACGGTATTTTTTCCAGTAGAGAGGGGAAATATTGAAAGCTCGTGCAGCGCCAGCAACATGACCATACAGATGCGCCTGAGCCTCATCCGTAAACAGCGATTCTTTCTCGCCATGTGCATCAACCCATGCATCGCAGAGTTCCTCATACATCATGAAAAGCTGCGATGAGATACGGGCGGCAAACTTTTTCAGTTCCTTGTCATTCATCCCCGGCAGACGCGCATAATGGTCACGCTCTGCCAGAAACAGCAACGACGCGTCGGTGTTCATTTCATGGCGCTGATTCACGCGCTCAATGCGCGGCCATAAACGACGCTGAAAAGTGGATGTGAGGAAATAAAACCCGTGCACCGGGCTTTTATTGCGCCGGATGTAGTCATAGCGTGAAGTAAACAGCGAGCGCAAAAAGTAAGGCAGGCGGTTAATCGTGGATAAAACACCTTGCACCTGACGCATCTCGTCACGTGTAAGGGGTCTTTCGCGCCCGACAGCCTCGCGTGGCGCGTTCCATGCATAAGCACCGGTAAACGCCTTACCGGTGCCTGCGGCAAATGCTGATGGAGGGACAAAACGCCCGGAGGCTTTAACGGCCATATGAGCCAAAAGCCTCTGAACAACGCTTGCTGAGTTGCTCAACCTGCGCGTTTAAATCAGCAAAAGACTTTGCGCTTCCGGTCAGAATATCGTGATGCATCATGCCGGAAACGAGCTGGCTTAATTTCGGGTAATAACCAACCACCGACAGCCATTCCTGACCGGCGTTTTTACCGCTTTCCGCTCTCTTTTTCTCGTGGAGAATAAACTGAAAGCTGTCACTGGTAACGACATAACGTTCGCCAATTTCAATACGAATACTCATGCCGTTCTCCGGTAATGTTTGTTTTTTGCTTCAAAGACTGACTGACAGGAAACACAACGCGTGGCTGACGGATAAGCCGCACGACGGGCAGCAGGTATTGGCACGTCACACTCTTCGCAAACCAGCGCAGAAACACCGCAATGTTTTACCCTTGCCGCGTTAATCTGGCGCTCCAGTAATTCAGCCTGTTGTTCCTGAATGAAATCTACGTTGTCCGGCATTACCAGTTCCTTTTGTCGTTCAGTTTCTTAAATTCATCAGCGCAATAGCTGACGATTTCTGTCGTTAATTTTGTCAGTTCATCCACGGAGGAAATTTGCTTGTGGAATACAGCGCGTTTAACAAGTAAATTGACCACATCAGACAGGAGGTTTAATTCATTCTGATAAATCGCGATAACAGATTCAGTTATGTCGCGTTTTTCTTTATCAAGACAAAGTTGAATAAGAGATAAATCACCATTTTCCATAACGGCGATTTTTAAGGCGTTATTCAGTAATACAACTGAATGAGAACAGGACATCAAAGCACCTCCCCGCGAGACAATCCGATATTGTGAAATTTTTCCGACTCCTGACTGAGCAGCTCGACTATCTCCACGCGGGATAACTCCGCCTTTGTGATATGGCGAATCATGGCGTCAAGATGAGAAGAAAAGCGCGTCGCAGCGTCGGCCTGTGCTTCGGTTCTGGCCTGTTGCAGCAGTAATGCGTATTTACCGCACTGATTTTCAGAAACTGTATGCATGACTTTCTCCAGGCAAAAAGAAGCCCCGCACGATTAAGTGCGTTAAAAACTCTGGTTAATTATTTAATGCAGATATTGCTCTGGTTTTACCGACGTCAGAATTGTCGGTGCATACTCAAACAGACTGAATAATTCACGTAATGCACGGAATAAAGCATCACGCCAGTAACATGATTCTTCATTAATTCGCCAGTACGGCTGGTTGAATTCTTTTTCTGTCAGTCGTGCGTGCATAAATAAAGTACGTCGCTGGCTGACTGTTAAAAAACTAATATATGCATACTCACTTGCACCGACCTGACGGCGTTTTGAGAATGCCCCACGCAATTCATCAATTGCACAAACCAGCCGTTCACGTTCGACGTCGTTCATTTCTTCAAAACGCATCGTTGCGTGACGCTGTTTTAACTGTGCATGAAAGCAAACCGTTAGCCGTTCGCGCTCCATCATCTGATTATAATAATCACATGTATCCTGCCAGCGAGGGACGGCAAGATGCTTGCCAATTATCCGGCGCATAGCTGCTGGCTGTTTTTCAACGAGATTGAGCGTCATCACTGTCATTTCCATACCCTCCGGCTTTTCAGAAAGGTCAGAGCCTTTTTTAACGGACTCTGTTTTTTGGTGCGGATAATGATTCCCTTACGCCCCTTACCGTGGGTGATGGTGAAGTCAATCGCCCTGGGGCTTTCGTTACGCAGTAACTGAGCAATACAACGAGGCTCATTCATACGGTTCTCCTTAACGTGGTTCACCGAGACCTAACCACATCAACCAGCCGTCACGAATCTCTTTAGGGCGGCTTTCATAAGCCAGTTTTAGTCCGTTATTCCATGCCGGAAGGTATACCCAATATTCACCTGCACGACCTGAAGCTGATTGTGGATCGGTCATATCAATTACAGGCAGCTTTCCTTTATCGATCATCCGACGAACCGCTCCTGTCGATTTTCCTATTAGTTTTGCGAACTCCTGATAAGGAATCGCATCAGTCATGAGTGTTACTTGCTTGCTCATGTCGTCCTCTAGCCCTCATGAATTGCGTTTAATGTCTTATAATGCCTTTTAGTGCCCACATCCAAGCACTAAACAATCTACATCTAAACTAAATACTATTGAGATCTAAACACCATGTCAAACACGATAAGCGAGAAGATAGTCTTAATGCGAAAATCAGAGTATTTGAGCAGACAACAACTTGCTGATTTAACAGGGGTTCCGTATGGCACGCTGAGTTACTATGAAAGTGGTCGTTCAACACCTCCAACAGATGTCATGATGAACATCCTGCAGACCCCACAATTCACCAAATACACTTTATGGTTCATGACCAATCAGATCGCTCCTGAGTCCGGGCAAATTGCGCCCGCTCTCGCACACTTTGGGCAAAACGAAACAACGTCGCCCCACTCCGGTCAAAAGACTGGTTAACAATTCATCGTGAATATATTCATCACAAGTGCCTACTATTGGTGGCTAAATTTCAGCCACCACGAAAAAAGCGATTAGTAGTCGCAAAAAAACACACCACTCGGAGGGTTTTCTGATGGCAATCAAAAAACTCGATGATGGTCGATATGAAGTGGACATCCGCCCTACTGGACGTAATGGAAAACGCATCCGTAGGAAGTTTGATAAGAAAAGCGAAGCTGTCGCTTTCGAGAAATACACGTTGTACAACCACCACAATAAAGAATGGCTATCAAAACCAACAGACAAGCGACGTCTGTCGGAGCTGACACAGATCTGGTGGGATTTAAAGGGTAAACACGAAGAGCATGGGAAATCTAATCTTGGGAAAATTGAAATCTTCACAAAAATAACGAATGACCCATGCGCATTTCAAATTACGAAATCGCTTATCAGCCAGTACTGCGCCACCCGAAGAAGTCAGGGTATTAAACCTTCGAGTATCAATCGTGATTTAACATGTATTAGCGGCATGTTTACAGCCCTGATTGAAGCGGAGTTATTCTTTGGTGAGCACCCTATCAGAGGGACAAAAAGGCTTAAGGAGGAAAAACCAGACACAGGCTATCTCACGCAGGAAGAAATTGCCTTACTGCTTGCTGCTCTTGACGGCGACAACAAAAAGATTGCGATTCTTTGCCTGAGTACTGGAGCACGTTGGGGAGAAGCAGCTCGTTTGAAAGCAGAAAATATCATCCATAACCGCGTCACGTTTGTTAAAACGAAAACAAACAAACCACGCACCGTCCCGATCTCAGAGGCTGTTGCCAAAATGATCGCGGATAACAAACGAGGTTTTTTATTCCCTGATGCTGATTACCCTCGCTTCAGACGAACAATGAAAGCAATAAAACCGGATTTGCCAATGGGGCAAGCTACACATGCACTAAGGCACAGCTTTGCCACTCATTTCATGATTAATGGAGGAAGTATTATCACGCTACAACGGATACTAGGTCACACGCGGATTGAGCAAACTATGGTTTACGCTCATTTTGCGCCAGAGTACCTTCAGGACGCCATTTCTCTTAATCCGCTAAGAGGTGGTACTGAGGTCGAGAGTGTCCACACAGTGTCCACAGTAGAGTAACGTTTAAGGGCTTTCAGTGGTAATTTATGCCGCTCAAACCCGCATTGTACCGTTGAAAGCCCCTACTGGTGACACCCTAAATCTCCCTTACACGGGCTTATTTTTTTATGCATAAGCCCTATCTCTGGTAACCGTCTTCCATTGACCACATCGATAGAATCTCCCTTCATAGCACGATGCCTTTCACGTAACGGCATCGTGCTCGCACAGGTTCCGGCTAAGCACAACCAGAACGCGCATGTTTGACGCTTACCAAAAAATATTCTCACTCTCCACATTTGAATGTCAGACGAGCGACGCCATGTAATCCTGCACCTTCTGTCTTCAGGTCAACTATCTGCATTTTTTTGCCCTGAGTAACACAGAAATGGGCTGCATCATTTTTTACTATATTTTCTGCACCAGATATTCTGCCCCTGGCTAAAGAAGCTTCGGCTTCGGTGTAGTATTGGTTATCGAGTTTACGCTGAATATTACTTTTATATGCAAGACCAAATTTACCGATACTTGTCTCATCATTATGCACAGCACAACCAGACACAATAAAAATACTAATTAATGATATAGCAGCTATCTTTTTCAT